TTTGCTATGGCCCGTGCCCTTAGTTGCTGCCCCAGTACCACGAGTTTTCTGGGTTTGCGTGTTAGGCACGTTGTTAGGGTACCCATTGTTATTGGGCACGATTGGTATTTGCTTGACTGGCGTATCCATATTAGATCCCCGTTTTACGAACCATCGACATAGCCTTCCTCTGGTTGGCAACTTTTGCCAGCCCACGGCCTAATTGTTTCATCTGGAGGTTGGTTTTACCACCCTTGGCGAGTTTCTTCACATTGGAGTCCGGGTGAGCCTTAGCACCCTTCTTTTTCATGTGCGCCTTCAATGCTGCTTTCATATCCATGTTTTGCTCCTAAGTAATTGTTACTGTTACGGTTCCTGTTTCCCCGTTAGCCACTAGGTTATTCAGTAACCCAGATAACTGCAAGGGGTTGTCCAAACCAACAGGGTTCCACCCCCATTGTATCTGTCTACTACCGCCAGACGGCGTTCCAAAAGCATCTACATCCTCATTCGGCAAGTTTAACGGGTTAGTCTGAATACCTGTAAGACCGGCCTGTATATAACTGGTATCTTTTCTTGGGTTCTGTAAAGCCTGTGGGTCATAAACCGGGTACATCCCTAACTGCAACTGTGGCTGATCCGGTTCCCAGCAAGTCGGGCAAACGAGCAAATTGATGTTCTTGGTCTTGATTACCAATTTCTTCAATTGCTTTAACTGATACTGAAATCCGCATCTATCGCACTCCGATATTGCTTTTTTACCAGAAGCAAACTTTGGGCCGGACATGGCTTACCTTAGTAGAAATACTGCCGTGGAGCCAACCTCAAAGACGCCTTTTCCCTATCTTCACTCGACCCTAATGCCCACTGCTCTTCGTAGGACGCCTTCAGCATCTCGATCCTATTCATGGCATCGGGTATCTTCAAAGACAGGTAATAGGCCAATCCAGCCGCCATACAAGGGATCATACGGAAAGGGATGTCCTCGGTGTTAATACCGTTACCAGCGTCTTGGATACGGCGCAAACGCCAGTAAACGAAGGAATAGAAGTTAGACTGGTCTGGGGCAGGCCACACACAGATATTGGGCAGGTTTCGCACCGTTACGATGGCACCTGCGGTATGCCCAGCAGCCGTGGTGTTTTCTACTCCACGAACACAGTTTTGTAGGGTATTCCCTGATATTTCGTTGTACCCAATTGTCTCATTACCCAGTTTGATAAACCCGACATAGTTCAAACCCTCGACGGAACTGAGCGTAATTTGGTTGGAAGCGGACGTAATTGTGGTGGCTAGGGTCTTGGTTGTGACGTTCTCATACCCACTCTGGCGGTCAATCCACACCTGAATGGGGCGTCCTTGGGCATTCTTATTGGGGATCGTAGAGTAGGTGCTGCTAGAAATCCTGTTTATATTGATGTCTGACTGATTAATACCGGTTTGGGTACGGATCACCATGTCCATTAGGTCAATGGTATCTACGGGTAGGGCATAACAAATCTGCCCCTGATTTATAGGAATAGACCCCTGCTCAATAGTCCACAGGTTAATACCTCGGTTAGCCCACTCAATCGTCAGCAAATTAAGGGAACGACGGGCAGTACGCATATCGTAGCCCGAGCGTAACTCTGTGCCACAACGCTCAAAAGCCTCTTCTACGAGGTTATTGAGGTCTAGGTTAAAGGTGGTCGTCCCGGTTGTGCTCATCCTATTTTCCTATGTGGAGCAACTTTTTTAGCCACCCCTTTAGGCTGGGCGACGAACTGCTTTCCGGCTGCTTTTCCGGCTCGCTTGGCTTTGGTGGTCGCGGCGTACTCTTGCGGGGAGAGCGCTTTGATGGCGCTGCTTGGGAGGTATCTTTCCCCTGTAGCCTTCGGTCCTTGCGTAGAAGGTTTGCCACTCTTAGTTCTCCACTTTTGTTGAGTCCATGCTTTCAGACTTTGCTGCGGCTTTTTCAAGTTCGACATATCGTTCTCTTTGCCTAATCTTCCTAAAGTCTTCGGCTGTACTAATTAACCAGTCAAATACGTTGCCATCTTTAACGGCGTCGTACACCGGGAACCTAATCCCGGTACCCACCGCCTGCTTTCTTATACTGCATAGCCAGCATCTGGGCTTTACGAGCACTCCATTGCCCCGGAGCACCCCCCTTACCACCGGCCTTAATACGCTCAAACAATGACTTACGCATACCGGGTTTGGTGTAATTACCAGCCTCGTTTACCTTGGACTCACCGCCCTTAGCATACATCTTGACCTCATTCGGATCATCCTTACGAGTGATCGTCTTGGCCTTCGGCATTTTAGAGGGGTTAATTACCCCCATCCCCCGGCTTGGTCTCATTTAGCACTTACCGCCATTACGCATTTTGGTCATACCACCCTTGGCAAGAAGTTTGCCCTTGGTTTTGCCTTTTATAGCAACGCCATCGGCTCGCTTGGAGGCGCTGCCCATAGCAGGTTTACCAGTCGCCACTTTGCCCATCTTAGACGGACCCATTTTGGCTTTAGCCATGCCACCTTTAGCCATCTTGCCTTTGCCGTCACCAACAAAAGTAGGCTTACCATCTGGCCCCATTGGCATACCGCCTTCTTTAAACGACCTTCTGGCTGGTCCACCTCTAAGTGGGTTCCCTCTAGTAGAAGTAATGGTTGGTGCCGGTGCTTTGGGTGCCGGTGCTTGGGGTGACGATCTGGGATTTGATCTGGGATTTGATCTGAACATTGAGGGCTTCATTTTAGGACTTCCTTTCTCTAGGTTTAACTTTTACAGCACGTTTGGGTGAAACAGAGCCACCTTTTTTCTTAGTGAACTCTTTACCTACGGACGTTGGTACGCCCACCTTCTTTGCAAACTTTGGGTTATTAGCCACCGCTTGCATAAATCGTTCTTGCTTGGCTGAAACACTAGGCACGAGTCTTACCCCGAATCGCTACCCCATCAGCGCGTTTGGAGGCTGATGATTTAACACGCCCACCTTTTTTCATACCAGATACCGCTTGAAATCCAACCGGCTGAGTTGAACCAATAACATCGGAAGTGCCGTAGTTAATAGAGTTAGCCATACCGTCTACTTCACCCATAAGTTCGGTTGCGGTATCAGCAATACCAGATAAACCGCCACCTTGGAAACGTTTAACTTTCTTTTTCATACCATTTTCCCACGGGTCTTACCTTTGGTGGCGCAACCGTCAGCCCGCTTAGAGGCGGATGACATTTTTACTTTACCGCCTTTTTTATAAACTTCGATTCCTAGTTCACGAAGTTTTTTCTTCATTTCATCAGTCGGTGCAGACCCGCCGGTCATATCAACCCCGGCAGATTGCATACCAGAAAGTAATTGAGCCATTGGGCCACTACCACCACCGGAAGAACCTCCGCCCGGTTGTGCCTCTACTGTTCCAGATTTAGATCCAAATCCCATATCACACCATCCTTCCCTTAGTCTTACCCCGTTGAGCACAGCCATCAGCACGTTTAGAGACGGAGGACATTTTTACTCTACCGCCTTTTTTCATATCAATGCTACCTTTTTGAGCAAAATTTATCATTTTTGCCATTATTCTTTTATCTAAGGAATCGTCAGGTGTTCCGGGGCCACTTAGTTGCGTATAGGTGCGATCTTGTGGATTATACGAATAGGTATAACTACCAGCATCACTAAGTTTATTAACAAAGTCTCTAATACCTTTCATATCACACCATCTTCCCACGAGTTTTACCACGCTGGGCACAGCCATCAGCACGTTTAGAAGCCGAACCAACTACTCCACCAGAGCGTTTCTTTTCTGGCTCAGACTCAGACTTAGGTTCTTCTTTCTTTTCTTCTTTTTTGTCTTCCTTCTTCTCTTCTTTTGCAAAAGGTGAAGACTGCTGCTTAGTTTTAGGCAGCAAGGTAGACAGAATACTAAGAGCCTTAATAGGATCCACGCTACACCATCCGTCCACGGGTTTTGCCACGAGTAGCAACCCCATCAGCACGCTTAGAAGCCGAACCAACTGAACCTCCTTTAGCCATTTTTTTAACGGCTAGTTCTTCCTTGGATTTATCCGAATACTCTTTTTCTTGAGTAAAACCCATCTTGTCAGCCAACTTGCTTGCCCCGAGGGTTACAGCACGGACGGCTTTCTTAACCATAGGCATATCATCGTCAACCTTGGTTTCACGAATCATCTTTGTGCGTGTGGACTCTTCAGCCATCACTTACCCCTTTGAAATAAGGCCATCAATTTTGATTTCAAGGCGGTTAAACCTTGTGTCAAAGTGTTCAACAAGTTGTGCAATTTCTGTTTTAGTAGCGTTTTCACGGGCCACCTCCACTCTAGCGTTGTTAACTTTATCTTCGAGATCTTTTAACTTCTCGTTCTTTTCACGGGCAATAAACCCAACTACTGCTACAAAAGCAGTTAGTAAAGCCGACCACCCAACTAAGAAAAACTGTTCCATATCAGCACTTCCACGCCCGTAAACTTTTGTTGATACGACTGTTTGGATCGTTAGCGGTTTTAGCGCTGGTTAGTTTCTTTTTCATACCTGTCATACGGGCACAAAATGACTTCTTGCGTGCTCCGCCTTCTGGTTGAGGAGCCTTCAAGCCGGGCTTACCGGGGTTTGCAGCGTTATACGATGCCCGCCCCTTCGCGTTTAGCCCACCTTTTGGGTTCTTCCCCTCTTTGCGTTGCCACGCAGGAGTCTTAGCCATTTGCAATCTTCTCGTCTTTAACGAGTCGTGGGTAGAAGGCTTCGTTTCCAAAGTCACCCTCGTACTCAATGGTTCCCATATGGCCTAACTTAATGGTGGGGTCTACCCAAACTTGGAAACCAGCCGCACGGGCACGGTCACAGAATAGATAGTCTTCACCAACGTAGGAATTGTCCTTAACGGCAAAGTCAAAGATTGCCGATAGCGTGCGCTGGGTCTTGTCATCCCAGTAATTCCACTGGGGGTTTTCTTTGACCAACTTTTCGATGACTTCGCGCTTGATCATCATAAAGGCAGTAGCCACACGCTGGGCACGTACCAGACCCATAGCGTTCATAGTGACGCCGTTTCCATCTTCATCCAGCGTAACAATGTAGGTCTTCTCAACCTTACGGGCGCAGGGGATGCCAGCAGCAATGTCAATGTTTGGCTCAGAAACCCATGCCAGTAAACGGATAACGTCTTCTGGCTGGAAGTTAATGTCCGCATCGATGAACATCAAATCCGTTGCGTCAGACTCTAAGAAGTCCTGAACTAAAAGATTACGCGCCCGGGAAACTACCGAGCACCCACAAATACTTCCAATCGTAATTTCGATCCCGTGCTGTGGCGCCTGTTGGGCAAACCGCATCAACGAGATGGCTTGTTTGAGTGAAACCTTGTGATCGTAGGCAGGAATCCCAAAGAAAACTTTGCGACCCACTAACGTGTAACCTTTTTCATTTTGCATTTGTATGGTTATCCGAAGAAAAGTACCATTGAGGTTGTGTTAGTAACGGTACCGTGTAGCGTACCGGTCTTGACTAGAATACCTTCACCCGGTAATGGGATAATCGTATATCCAGCCGTGCCGCTTGCAGCGGTGTTTACAGTAAGTACGACGTTGCCGCCAGAGCCACCCTCACGAATAACGACAGAACCAGCGCTTGCACCGTTAACCGCATACACGGTCTTGATACGAGTCCGGTTAATGACGTTATCTGCTTGATCTTTAAAATCCCCAGTAGTCGTTAGCGGTTTCGTCGCAAATATGTCATATTGCATTGATGGCATTTTTACTCTCCGTAATTGGTTCTGGGTCAGGTAAACCCAAATCCGAGAATTTCAATCCTTCTTCGGGGAGATCAAGTCTTGCAAGAAGCGCTTTCATAGTATCTATGGACGCTTGGGACGCAACTGCCACGTCATGTGCGTGGTCTCGTTGCGCTTGCATTTTCTCGATCTCCGCTAGAAGAAACTCTTTACTTATCTGCATTAGGCTGCGTTCGAGACCATCAGGTAGTAAGGCGTACCCGAAGCATCTTGAATAGCAACAACGTGGGAAACAGCCGCCGCAGACTGAGTAGCAACCATAGCACTTGGCAGGTTAAACAGATTGGTAATTGTGCCAGTACCGCTATTGGTTACACGGATAAACGAAGCATTTCCGGGCAAAGTAGCAGTAGTGTCAACGTCTGAATCAACTTGCAGTGCTGCAACCGTACCACCAACCGTTACACCAGCAGCAGCACCAAGGGTTACACGTAATCCGTTACCAGCACCAGAGATAGAACCGCCGGTATTAACAGATAAAGAGATATGAGCGCCGTTAACTGTACCGCCGGTAGCGGCATTTGCGCCCGTTACACGGGTAAGAGCACGGATAGTCTCACCAGAACCAGTAGAAGTAAAAGTTAAACGGGAGTAGTTAAGGCGAACGTCACCGGTTGTATTAGATGCCGTAACGTATGAAGAAGAAACATTAGAAGCCGTATCTACGGTAATTGGATCGGTAGCGGTGCCACCAATAAAGCCATTTTGCGACGCCACTGGGCCGCTGAACGTGGTCTGAGCCATGATAAACCTTTCGTGTTATAGCACATTGCCCATAAGTCTCTATAACGTCTGCTAGGCCAGTCGTATGGGCTAAATAAATCCTAGTACCTAAAGAATACAACAAAAGGGGGGTTTTGCAACCCCCCTTCCTCACAACATCAAGGCGATCCGGGTGAACCGAAGACGCCAAGCGGGTCACTAGCACCGAACGAATAACGCTCACGGGCCTTGTAACGGACGTTGCCGGTGTCGAAGTCGCCGTCCATCGATGTAGACATCGGGGTACGAACGAACATCTTCAGACCGTTAGGAACGTCAGTCGTCAAGAACCAAGCATCAGGATCGGTCAGATAGTGGTTAACTGTGTAACCCTCTGGGATCGAACCATTGCTCTTCAGAGCGTTGATGTCGTTATCCGCCGTACCAACACGCAGTTCCGTCTCAAGGATACGGGTTGCGATAAACATCTGTGACGGGGGAACGACCAACTTACGTGGCTTTGCAGCAATCAGCAGACCACGCTCGTCCGTCCAAGCAGCGATCTGAATAACAGCGGCCTCAAGGGAGGTCTCAGACAGGTCGGCAGGAGTTGCGGGTTCGTTGCTGTTGACACCACCAGAAACTAGCGGGTGCGTGGTGCTAAACAAAGGCTGACCGTCACCAAAGGTGTAGTCCGAGTCAAAGCCGTTATTCAGGATCGCAGCAGCCTTAGTCTGCTTGGTGTAAGCCATAGCACGGGCCAAAGCCTTGGTGTACCGGCTGGACAGGGAGTCATAGAGGTTGTCCTCAATTGCCTCTTCCGTCAGCGAGAAGCCAAGAGCAATGGTTTCGTGGTTATAGCGAGCCGTCCATGCTTCTTGCCCGTTGTCATAAGCGATGGCAGAACCTTCGTTTTTGACAGGAGCAGCGGAGAAGCCAGACAGTTTTGTTTCTTCTTCGAAAGAACGCTCAGAGGTTTCAGTTTCGAAAATCTCTTTATGCTCTTCTCCGTAACGAGCATACTCAAGACCAAACAAAGCGTTCAGTCCCGGGAGGAGTTCCTTCAGTAGTTGTGCGCGGGAAATAGCCATTTAATATGCTCCTTATACGCCAGTGGCGTTGTAATACCGGTGCACACCAAAGTTCCACTTCACGATCACTTCCGTGTAAGAACCGGGGAAACCAGCGATTGCTGTCTCAGG